GCATGAGTGCATCTCCCGAGATCATTGCCTCGAGAGAGACAAAGGTCTCCACTACGTTCGGGTCACCTAGACACCGAACCTACCTCCATTAAAACGGAGATAGCCACCTCGTCATGATGCGGACGGAACGAGGACGTCCAGAACGCTCCAAGTGCTTCACGTCGGCGACAGGCATGTCACCGCGTTTTAAGAAGAACTTGAGCAGGGCGGCAACACCGTCTACCTGATTAACAGGTAGCGGCGAGTCAACCTTACTCCCCCTGACAAGAGGGGAGTGTAGGTTAGGATCCCACCTATGGATTTCGTATCCAAGGTAAGAGATCCTACCCAGCGATGGAGACGTATCTGTAACAACTGGTAGAGGGACTTTGAGCTTACGCTCAACAGTATCTATAAGTTCATCCAGATACCTCACAGTACCCCAGTTACCAGATTTATACATCTGGTTACGAAGGGAACATAGTGAGACAATCTCCTCAGCGTTCTCGCGTTGCTCAGGTAACGTACTGCGAACACGGATGGGAGTAATATCCACCCCGTCGTAGTAGTACTTGCCGCAAGACTCTCTGAACTTCCCAGTCCAGAAAGACTTGTTGAGATTTACTCGAAACCCAAAAGTTTCGAGTTCTCTAGCAACGCTCGGTGCCAATGCCACGGGGACGATAATATCGTCACCGTAGGTACGCACCTGCCCCAAAAAGGACTTAATGTCCTTCTGGGAAAGGGGTCGTCTTAGCTCTTTCTCGATCGCAAGAAAGATAATTGTCATAAAGACAATACTCTCAAGCGGGAAAGTAAGAGCTGAACCCATAGACGCGAACTTGGCCACGCGGTAAACCCCGTGACCAGGCACATCAACCTTCCTAGATCTACAAACTTGGACAGCCTCACGAAGGTGAGGATGATCCTCGAGTAGAGCTAGTACATGTTGATTAGAAACTCTGTCGGACGCTTCACTCAAATCGAGTGTAGCGAGGTCACCACTGTCAGAACCACGCATAGCGAGGCGCTGATTAGGTGTCTGATCGCACCAACAGATGAGTCCATGTACTTTGTCAGAGTGATGGATCTCATACGCGAGAGATTCCATAAGACCTTGCTGTATGTACATCATAACAGTAGGTTCTTTGGCAATCAAGCGCGGAGTTTCAAGCGTTTTAGGGACGGCGTCCAGACAAGCTGGGCGTTCATCCCGAGGTTCCAGGAAATGAATGGCATCGAGATCTTCATATGAAGACCAAGATGGGAGAAGATATTCCATTGCTGGAAACACTTTCTCTAATCTGGAAGTATACTCAGTCTGATAGTACTTTTGGTTTCCCATAAGCCTATCAGCAGTAGCTCCAGATCCATGCTTAGGTAGAATCTCCCCATAGTAGACCTGACGGTCCACTTCTGTGAAG